GGTTCAATCTCTACAATCGAATCTACTTTTATTTCTTTGTCTTTCATAGCAAATGTTTTGAAGTCTATATCTTTTCCAGTGATTCGGTAGCTTTTATCTTTGGAGATAAACTCGTTATTCAGTTGAATAAAGTTATTGACCATTTGTGTTAATGCTTCAGCGCTGTTATTCGTCAGGTCACTTAACCTGAGATTGGCTTCTCCCAAAAGCATTGCCACTTTCCCTTGAGCTTCTTGTTTTGATTGTGGTATCCCTTGCAGGTATTCGCTAAGAGCCAGAGTGCTTTCTATCTCCTCTCTCAATGCTCTTTCTTCTTCTACTGTCATGTAACTCGGATCTGGTAATTTCTCTACCACCGCATCGTCTGTCCTTCTCAATTCCCAGATGGCTCCAGGTTTAAATATAATGTCGCTCTTGGTTATTCCGCTATCCTTTTTTATTTTCGTCACTGGATCTGATAGCAGAGCAAGCGTGTCGAGTCGTTGGTTTCTTGAATCTGTAATTTCATAAATGTTTGATTCGGCTGGCTCTAGGAATGATTGAGCCCAGAATTCCCAATCTAATGGAATGCCCGGTAAGTTAATGAATATCCTGCCGTGATTGATTTTCTGGTAAGGACTGTCATCGTCTCTAATTATTATTTCCTTGTTGGCAATCACTATTAGTTTTCCCTCTTCAAAATCCCAGCACTCCCATCGTTCCACTTTCTTTTCCTCTTCTCCTTTCTCTCCCACCTCTTCGTCTTCTACTTCTCCACCTGATTCTTCTCCTCCTACAATCTGTGCCATTTTCTTAGTGTTGATTTCATATCGTTCTTTTTTCCAATCATCTACCTTTTTATCCTCTACGCATTGCAGGTTCTTATAGATCCTGCCATCAGATTCCTTTCCTTTCTCATCTTTAGCTTTCACACCCTCTCTCGCTTTCTCTTCTCTTTCTAGTTGCTTTATGGTCTTGTTGGTAAGTCTGCGGATCAGCCATGGACAATCTTCATGAAGCTCTATTGTTTCAGGCGCTGGCAGGACGTCCCATAAATCTAAAATTGTTAAATCTGGATCATCATATTCTGGGACTCCTCCTTCTTCAAGAGGCGGCTCGTATCTCCAAGTAGTCATTCCTATTCCATTGCCATACATCACTGCCGATTTTGTCCATTGCCTTCGTTTGTTTCTCAGTTTAATAATATCAAAATCATACTTGATTAGATCGTTCCACTCTTCCACTGATGGCGAATCCACATCTGCCATTTCTCTTGGGATAACTCTGCTTACTACTTTAGCTGCTACTAATCTCGAAACTAATGTCTCTACAATCTTCCAAGCAATAGGTGGCATTAGTTTGCTGTAGTACGGATAATCTTTTCTATCTAAACAAGCCCGGTAGAGTTTATACATACGCAACCATTTTGCTTGGTACGCATCACGGAACTTCTTTGCTCTTTTAAATCTTTTTTTCCACTTATCTATTATCGGTTTCTCTTCATCTGAAGCTTCGTATTTTTCAACTGATCTTTCTTCTTTTTCTTCTGCCATATAAAAAACCCTCGTTTACAAATAAAAATCTCTAGAACATTTATGGTTCTAAAAGATTTTCGTTCGTAAACGAGGGCTCTTGATCGTAATCTCTACCCTATGTTTTATTTACTTTTATCTTCTCTAATTCTTTCTAAAGGAAATCTATCTATGAACTTTCCACATTTCGGACAAGGTTCAGATATCTCTTGAACTAATAAATCACATCTCAAAGCTATCTGCTTACAATGTGGACAATAGTATATATATTTAAATTTCCTTATCTTTTTTGAGAATAGCATAGTTTATTTTTTATGTCAAGTATTTTAACGATTTGGCTCAGATTTTAATCTTTTTTTCAATGCGATGGTCCAATAGACTAATGCGTGCCACAGATCATCTGCTCCTAAACTTACCCACTCTCTTTTTATTTGACCATAGCGATCTTCCACGTTGCGAGCATACATAGTCTGAGCATGCTTGATTAAAAGTTTGAATGTTGAACTTGATTCTGGCATTGCGAATCTTATCTCTCCTCTTCTAAGTGCTGAGACTGTATCATCCATTATTCTATTTTTAGAAGTCAGTACTGTTATTTCATCTTCAAATTTCTCTGGTAGTTTTTTCTTCTCATCTCCGAAGCGTGACACTTCCAACATCTTAGGATCGTCTGTGTAAAAGTTCAGATAAACTTTGTATCGATATTTCTTTGCCAGCATTTGGCACTTCTCTGTTTCGTACGTGGCATCCACAACTGCTGTCCACACATCATAGAACTCAATCAGTTCTCCGATCTGGTCCCAAGTCGTTTGGATCTTGCCGTCTGCCATCACTCTATCTTTGAGTACGTTGATCCAGAATATCCCCAGCTCGTTTCCAACGATGACGTGACATCCCTTTCCGCTTCCTTTGCCAATATCTATTCCCATTATATTCCGTCCTGCTCCACTGATTTCTTTCTTGATGATATTCCTCAAGAACAAACTCGCCTCAATTTTTTGTTCGGCCGACAAATAAGGAAGTCCTAAAACAAAATTGTAGAAGTACTGTTCGTCTTTCCCTTTCATCCCCTCCATCGATTCATTGTATTCTTTGATGATGCGCTTTGCCCCCCAGCACATCATTTGATTTATCCAATATCCACTGACTGGCTCATTTGGAAATCTCGCTTCCCACGAACCCAGGTCGCTTATCTGTCTTGGAGTAATTTCTTTTTTGCACTTTCGACAAATATAAATCCCTTTTTCTAAATCTACATTCTCTTCCCACTCCATATACTGTCTGTAATTGCAGTGCGGACAATTGAATCTCCAGTACTTTTGGTCTGATTGCTGGAACAACTTATCAATTCCAAAATCGGGAATAGTTGGTGTCGAAATGTAGATCTCCTCCCCCATCTTTGAAGCTGCCATTCTAGAAGTATAATCACCAATCACTCTCATCTTTGATCTATCTACCTCATCATAAATGTTTCTGTCACTTGAAATAATAATCGGTGCTTTCTCTGTGAATGTTCCCTGGTAGTAAACGACTCCCTTGTCTATTCCCTTTATCTCCGTGCTATCTTTATCTAACTTGATTTTGTTTGCTCTTAGAATTCTGTCTACTTTCGTTGGTACGAATTTCCAGACATCCTTCTCACTTGGCAAGGTGTGGATCTGATTGATGCCCCAGTACTTCATGTCATGTGTCTCTTTCAGAATTGCATAGGTCGATGCTCCTACCTGAGATGATTTTCTGATTACTATCGTTTGACTCCTATCTGTGTAAATATCTAATAGAAATCTATGCTGGTCGAATTCAATCGGATCTCCTTTTTCGTTTTTTATTCTTTTTTCTTTGATCCAGGCCAGAAGGCTGTCGGCTACGATTTCGTCTTTGATATTCTTTTTTGAGTTTTGCTTCATAAAATTCAACCGCTCTTTTTAAGTTTGGATCAGTCCTGACTTTTTGTTCAATTCTTTTGCCGGCAGAAGTGACATCAATATACTTTTTGATACGACTTCTCAGTTGGTTATATTCTTTGATAGCACCAAGCTTTGATCTAAAATCAGCATTTTGTGTAATAAGAAAAGCTAACTGTTTATCAACAAACTCATTGTTTAATCCTTTCGATTCTAAAAGTTCGTTGATATACAACAAAATATTAACATTTGTTAACAATCGAGAAGCAGAAGCTACAGCCGATTTATACCAATTTCCTATTCGTTTTGGATTATATGCTTCAATATAACTTTCTACTCCATTCCCGAAAAACTCTCGTTCACTGGCATATAGTTCACAAAAGTATTTTTGTTTTGGGTTTAAAGCTTTTTTGCCGAGTTTTTCTTTTTGAATAGTTTTCGCCATAGTCTTTTAACTCCTAGAATTAAAACGATGTAGAATCTCTGCCACCATTTCAAGTGTTTAATTGCTTCTATTATTGGTTCTCGTTTCATCATCGGTATTTTCTGCGCTAAATAATTGCTCATCTGCCCGGTGTGCCTTAAATATAGGAACTTCTTTTTCCTTTCTCTTTTCTCTTTTGCTCGCCTCTCCCTAATCTTTTGTATGATCTGCTCCTTTATTCGCTTTTTTGTCTTTTTGTTCATCTTCATTGATTAACCTTTCTATTGTTTTTAATGCGTGTTCTCTTTTTGCGATCCGTCCCTTGTAATCCTTGATCATATCTTTCTTGGTTATCTCTTTCTCATTTACTCCGAACTGCGTTCTTTCAGAAAATCTGTCAATTACCTCATCATCTTTCTTGTCATCCAGATTACGAATAGCAATCTCCATTCTCATGAGGTCCTCGAGCACAGAGTCATGGATGGTTTCTAAAATTTGTCTATGAGTTTTCATTTAGATTAATCATCTTCTTTAGGGAAATTAAATTCTGCTAATTCCAACCTGAGATTCTCAAATGGACTTTTAAAAGGAATGGGGGCTTCCTGTCCATCATTAGCCCAGTCTTATTATTGTAATGATAAACTGGATCGTTATTCTTAACCAGCATGAAGACCGGCTCATAACTATTAGCAAATCTATCCTTTACCGAACTAGGCATGTGGTTTGGTTTGTGCCAGACAATCGTATTCCTCAATATCCAACCCTGACTTATCATTTCTATAATCAGGCGGTAATTTTGGAGACAAAGACATTTTTCCTTAAATTCTTTAGCTATACATCTTCTTTGAGAAGAACCCAACCCAGTCCCTTTTAACATAGACGAATCCGGTCTTGTTTCTCCCTCTCCCCTACTTGTTGAATGAGTAGCATAACTATCCCCGTGATTCCAAAACATAACTCCAGTTGACTTCAAAACTCTTTTAAGTTCGCTAGTTATTTTTAATAATTTATCAATGTACTCATCTAAAGTTGTCTCTAATCCAATTTGTCCTTTAACTCCGTAATCCCTCAGTCTCCAATATGGCGGACTTGTAATAATTGTATCTATACAATTATCAGGAAACTTCCTTAATTCTTCTAAAACATCTCCGCATATTATTTTGTTTTTATCTTTCATTTTCTATTCCCTCTAAAAGTTAGAGAGGAGCTAGAGCTAGTAATTCAAAATACCCTAGCTCCTCTATTTATTTATTCTGCAGAAGTGTGTTCTCTCGAATATTCTATACTCATCTTTGTGTTTCTTAATCAGTTCTATTGCCCAAGCAAGATTAATCGGATCTATCCTATTTGAATAATCAGTTGCCCGGTCATCCAATTCTTTTTTCTTTTCTTCTAAGATCTCAAGTGCAATCATTCTGATCCCCCTTAATGTTCAGAACTTTTGAAATATCCTTTTCCACAATTTGGGCATACTCCACTATTCTGTTTCCACATATAGACAGGGGCCCGACAACCGCACCACAAACACCTATACTTTCTTACTTGTTTTTTGTGCTTTCTTATCCTCATCTTTCAACCTCCAGGTCTCTATAATTACTATCACATCTTGTTTTTCTTTCTTAATCTCTTTTCCTAAAATCCATTTCAGGGTTTCTATGTCTGCCTGACTTTTGACCTGACCGTTATAAATAATTCCTATCTCAACATTTCCCTGCCTGCTTGTCTCCATCTTCACACCTCCGTTAATCTTATTTAGTTTTCAATTTTCTTTTAAATTAATTAAAAATTACAATTCTTCATTGTATTCTGAGATAACAAATCCGATTACCTTATCTGCTAAAATATAGAATGCCTTACCCTCATCTTGAGTTATGTAAATTATTTCACCTTGCCCCCATCTAAATTCGCAATCTCCATATAAACTATCATATTTTTCTCCGCCATTTTCAGCAGAAATATCAAAATAAACCTTTAATCCACTATCCATCAAAAAATGTCCTTCATATCTTAATTGTTTTTCTGTTTCTTCTGCCATTTTTTCCTTTCGTTTAAGTTAATAATTTATTTAAAACTGTTTCACTTTTTTATAATTTCTCTCTTACGCATATAAAATCTACAACCTATACAATCAACAACTTTTGATAAAGCACAACCAAAGCCATTAGAATCACAATCATTACATTGTCTTTTTATTAGTTCTTGTTTCTTCAAATTCCAGAGCCAGCTCCGATTGTCAGACTCCCGAGTTATTATTTTAATTTCCCAATTTCCAATTCTCATTTATGCTTTTTAAATAATTTTTTAGGGGCACAGCATTTGCAGTAATAAACGGGTTTGATTTTCTCCTCAAATTCACGAACCGGCGGTAAAAGTTGGAAGTAACGTAAGTTAGATTCTTTCACAATCTTACTTTTCCCTTTTATCGCTGTGTTTTTATTTAATAAACAACCGCATCTTTCACACTCAACCAAATTGTCTATTAAATACACTGACTTTGTTAATTTCTCATAAAGAGTTTCACCATCTCTATGGCAACACCAATCTTTAATACGTGAACGCCAAATAAGACCAAACCTTCTAGCTAATTGCTTTAATTTTTTATTAAACATTTTGTTTGTCTCCTTAAATAATCTACATACTTGAAGTACCCTCTGGATACTCCTCACTCTTTGCTCTCAAATAATACTTCAACGATCTGATAATTTCCAACAATTCAACCTTTTTATCAAGAACCTCTTTCATATCACTATACTCTTGCGTAATCTCAGATAGTATTTTAGCAGAAGCAGCAGTCTTCTCTTGCTTTAACTTCACAGCCAAAACCATATTGTACACCATAGAAGTCCGCCTTATCTCATCATTAACATTTCCAAAGATAGCTGCGAGTTTAATCAGAATTTCAGCAGCTCTTTCTGGCTGTAACTCTTCAACTTCTAAGATCTCATTGCGGTAAGCGTTTATTAGTTGGCAAATTGTTTGTTTCATTTTTTATTCACCTTTCATTAAGCTATTGTTAAAATTTCATTAAGATCCTTATCATACTTTTCGCAAGTTATAAACCAGCCTAACGGGTCTTCTTCAGTGTACTTGTTAATTTTTATACAAGTATCAGGATATTTATGACAGGTAGCTTCTAGAGCTTTTTGTGCTTCTTCTAGAGAATAAAATTTTTCTTCTAGCTTTCCTAGTTCTTTGTAATCTGTAAATTCTAGTTTATAATAGGTTCTCATTTTTTTGTTCCTTTCTTTTATTATTAACTCCTTAGAGCTAGAGCCAAAGTCAGAAACATAGAAACAATATAAACTGACTTGACTCTAACTTGCTGTGAATGAACTCTCGGCTTGCTTGCTGAGAATTATCCTGATGCTCCAGCTCTAAGAAGTTAAGGTGGAGGGGCTGATAGGGATTTGACCCTACCCAGCCCCATTTAGCTGTGGATAACCATTTTCCCCGAGTGGTGAATATGGTCAAAAATTGTTAAGGTTGGCACTTTTCCCAAGGTTGCCATTTTCGCCTAGCAAATATCCTAGAAGCGATCATTATATTGCTCTCTGCATCGTATTTTTCGCTTCTGGGGATGTCTGGTGCGTTTGAACCCCATGTCCTGTCTAGGATCTGGAACACTCCTGCTGCTGAAGAATAGTCATTTTGTGCTGTGTTATCTAGTCCGCTTTCACAAATAGCGACGCTTAGAGCTTCTTGATAATTATTTGGGAAGTATTTTTTGATAAGATCTTTTACCCTCTCGACCCCGACTCTTGGAGCAGTAACTCTGGTGGTTGATGCCTGAGTACTCACTCTAGAGTCGGGTGTCTTGAGGATTGGTTTCGGATATAGGTATCCGTATCGGAAACTCTCTCTTTGCGTAGGGGCATTTGTTATTATTTCTGCTCTAGCAAAGATTGAGTGTACTTGTTTTGCGAAGAACAACACTAATAGAATTATTAAAATGTAGATGATAATTTTTAGTAGTTTTGATCTACTCATAGATTGGTTGCATAAATGCTCTACCATCTTTTACTATTTGTTTCCACTTTATAATTCTCTTGCCGTATATATGTTTATTAGCCACAATTTCGTCAATAAATTTCAGCACTGTCTCCATTGTGTATTTGCTAATGTATTCTGTTTTTTCAAGTGCTTTTATGGTCGCTTTTATATCTTGATCGCTATATCCTGCTAGAAGCACAGCCGGTCTCAGATTTCTTTTAATGATTGATTGCACCTGCTCGTGGTTTTCTGGTTTGAGTCCGGTCTCTTTAATCCAGAGTCCGATGATCTGGATGTGTCGTGTACCCATAAGGAGTCTTTGAAGTTCTTCTTTTAAATACCACCCTGTCGGCTTGTCCGACATACTCTTTAGTTTATTTCTTATAGTTTTCTTTCTTATAGTTTGTGTCGAGGTTTCTTGACTACTAGTAGTTAAGGTTTCTTTACCACTAGTAGTAAAGGTTTCTTGACTACTTCCTTTAATGTTCAATTTGTCGTACCAAATAATATCGTAGATATTATTTCTTCCTTTTTGTCTTTCTACTTTTAATCTTCTCTTTTTCTCCATCATTTTGACCACTCGGATAACAGTGTACTTGTTCCACCTCAAATCCGTTTTGAACGCTTTGAAGGATGGGAATGCTGAATGTTTATTAATAGCGTACAATTTAACATACAGATAGAATCTCAATTCATCTCCCTTACACGCTCTAATAAGGGCATATCTGGCAGTTGAATATTTAGTTTCTAGATGTTTTGTTCTATCCATTGGATATCTTGCTTATTTAATTTAAACCATTCTCCTTTTACCCTCTTGT